GGCTCGTTAGTCAGCTTAGATGGAACAATAGAACCCATCGGCGCAATCAGCTGTGGCTTGGCCATGCGGCGTCCGGCCTCAGAAATCTCTGACCGCAAACCGTTGTACTCTTTCTGCAGCTGCGACAGGTCCACAATGGGGCTATCAGCGTAGAACGTTGCGGTGGGGATGTGCTCAAACTTGGTGAATGGGTACATGCCGTGGCCGTAGGGGAAGCCGTCACGGTGAACGCTGATGAGAACGTCGTCAACGCTGATAATGACACCGCCCTGAGGCAGAAGCTTAGTAGCGCCAGGCTTTACCCAAGTTTCGTAAACAATGACACTATCCGGTGCCTTACTGTTACCAAGGTTGAGATAAGCCTCATCAAGGATTTGGTTAGCAGCAGAAGTACTAGGAGCCAACTTAATATCGCCAAGTTCTTTAGCGAAGTAATGTTGCGCCCAAGCCACTGGTTTAGTGTATGCGTTAATGACAAAAGGCTGGTCTTCAATGTCTTGCTCCCGTACATCAGGCACGAACAGGTGAAAAGGGGTTACGTGCCCATACTTGATGTCTCCGTACTCGCCGGAAACTTTATCGACACAGTACGGGTCCCAGTGTGTCTTAAGGAACCCGTTACCTGTAACAATGGTCCACCAGATGGCACGCGACATGTGCTGTCGCAGCTTCTTAGAGTCACTGATGGAGGTCCAAGCCTGCTCAGCTGCAAAAGCTGCACGCTGGTCCTGGTCCTCGCTGGACGCAGGAATGGCTTGAGCGGTGGGAAATGACGAGAGCATCTTCGACATTTCCCACCGAACATAGGAGCGGATACGGTTGATGGTTTTCCGCTGGTGGTAGTACGGCTTACGCGGGGTAAACAGTTTGTCTCGGTAGTCTTCAGGGAAATTACCGCGAGTCTGTTCTACCCAGTGGTGCCCATAAAACATTGACATGTTGTGAAACCACTGCAGCTGCTTTTGGCTACGAGCAGTTTTAGCCTTAGTCCATTCGGACTGTACCCAAGCAACTAGCTTTGCAGCCTCTTCGCTTTCACGGTACTTCTCAATGTTTAAACCGTCCTCAGGTAATTTAATTACCGTAGAACTCTGGGTCAACTCCAGTGAGTTCAGCGAATAGTTGTCTGGCGTCTTGGGCATCTAAGTCGTCTCCCGCTGCAAGGTTAGGGTTCCTGGCTGCAATTCTTTCCGATTCAGCCTCGTCGGATGGGTCGTAGTCCTGGTAACCACTATAATCTAAAGTTTGATTCATCGCTTGAATTTGTTGAAAAGCGAGAGGGTCGCTTGAAGCGACTAGTGCTTGCGCTTTTGAGTTCAGCTCCGTCAGTGTCTTTATCGACTTCTGGTGCTCCTGTTGCTGCGTCTTCAAGATTTCCGACTGCTGCTCCAGCAGCTGTGTGATTGCTTTCTGGCTCCACAGGTACTGCAGCACCAACAGGGACAGTAGAATCAGTGAGAACACGCTCAACAAAATTATTGATAACATCGCTTTTTAGCTCCTTCATTGCGTCGTTGTAGCCTTCTTCGTACCACTGTTTTTTCTTAAGTACAGCAGTCTGAGGCTCTCCTTCGTCAAACAGCCCAGCCAACTGAGCCATCTCTCGTAGTGCTTCTACCGACAGGTAGATTCGGCCTCGGTCAATGACGTTCTTGCTCAGGTCTACACCTGTGTCAATGAATGGGCCTTTGCTTGTCCTAGTAATCCAGCAAACACCGGGGGCGAGTGCTGGAGCGTCCGTTAGGAAGAATCTGCTCATTAGTAGTAATCTCCGTATTCTGCGATAACGGTAGGTCCGTCATCTCGTGCTCTATCTTCTGCGAACTCGACGTTGGGGTCTTCTCGCATTTTCAAAAGCAGCTCCTCGTATCTTAGCGTAGTGGGAGCGTCTTGGGTACCCGCCGAATCATCGACAGGTTTTAAATCAGGCCGTGTCGTAGCAAAGTAGCGGGCAGAGTCGAAAGCGTGGTCGTCCTTTTTGTGTACAACTTCCTGCTTATTCATCTCGTATGCCATTTTGTCTGAGCTGTACGATGACCACCGCAGCTTTTTTAGCTCACGAATAAAGTTGGCACAGTTACGAGAAATAACCCATTTGGGCCGGTCTGGGCCCCAACGAGTGTCGTTACGGCGTCTAAAATATGCTTGCATCTTTTCGATACCAACCATCACATCGTGGGGTATGCCCTCAACGTTCACGTAAACCCCGTGGAGCGCATATTCTTGAATAATCGATGTCCCAGTCACCCCATTGCGTTGTCGCATCGCAGGGTCGCCCATACGCTCTACAGAGTCAGGTTTACGGCCCCAGCTAAGCTCTCGTTGTTTCACCAGCTGTGCGTGCTCCGACACAATCATGTTTGACTGGTAATGCTCCGCAAACGTCACAATATCCCCTGTCGGAGACACTGCGTGCCACAACCAAGCCGTCGGGTTATTCAAACCGTGGTCGACAGAGGCGTACACAGCCCAGTTCTTAGGCACATCGCCAGGACCAAAGTCCACTAAATAACGGTCAATGTTTTGGCCAAAATCAGGAAACACCAAACCACTACGAGCAACAAAGTCACCCTTCTCACGAATATCCCGCTCTTCCTTGTTCATCCCCATCATGTAAAAGTTCATGTCGTCATTGTCAGCCTCAATGTACGGGTTCTGCTCAGCCGACAAAGTAAACGTGTCAATTTCCTCTGCTTTGCCCTCTTTTGCAGGCTCCCACAGCAAATCAAACGTCCAACCCATACCCTTAGTTGGTGTGGCCGCAATAACCCAAAACCCGTTGTAGTCAATTAGACGCATCATGGACTCGTTAAAAATGTTCTGAGGGGGCTCCTCGTCAAAGAAGATTCCGTGACGAGGAACACCACCCAGCTTCATCATGTCCATACCCCAGGTAACAAAATCAATTGTTGACCCGTTGTCGAACGTCAGAATGTAGTTGGTTGCATCCCAACTCTTAGACCAATCACCATCCTTAAGGTAGGAACGTGGTATCCACCTTTTCATTTTAGGCAAAATAATCTGTTCGATACCTTTGGCAACGTCTACAACGACAAACCTAAGCTGTACAGGTCCAGACCCCCATGAAGGTGGGCGCTTAAGAAATGGGTGAGTATTTGTAGCCCACCAGATAGACTCAACGACTTCAGCGTCGGTTTTTCCTCCACGGTTACCTCCAGAAATAAACCGCCCACGTTTGTCAGATTTATGAAACCTGAGCTGCTCCGGGTAATCCCTTTCCCCATAATTAAGAATATTGGGTTTGTGAATTGACTGGTCAAGCTCAGCAACGGCAAGCTGTAAAAGCTCAGCCGGTGTCGGTTGTCTCTGCTTCGTAGGCATTACGCCGTCGAGTTGTCAGTGGCTCCGAGACGAACAAGAATAGCATTAACCGACAAACGCCAAGCATCCGTTGCCCGCGAACCCGCAATCGTTTGACCCTCCAACAACAAGGCAGAGTCACCACCATCATGTACGTGGTCGCCAGGAGCTGCCTGGTTGGGGCCGGGGCCTAAAGTGTGGTGCTGTGCTTCTGCACGGGCATCCAAATCACTATTCGTGTGAAAATCCTCCACAGCTTGTGCGGGAGGTTTTGGGTTTTCGTCAGCACCAAACGTGCCGGGGTTATCGTCAGACGACAACATAGACATAACTACCTCCTAAATGCTTCTCATTGTACTCGTAGCCTCGCTTTTACTGCCACGTTGCCACTTGCCACAATCCGCACACTTAAACCTGCGGTACTGAGCTGTAGCCGTAGTCTCCAAACCACGAGACTGCAAATGGTCCGACCCGCACGATACACAAGCCTCAGGCCTGCCATCAATAAGGGCTCGGTTCGGGTGATTCTTAATCCACGGCAAAAACTTTTCATACAAACCAACAAGCAAGTTTACGTCCTGAATCTGGTACTTTTTCATCTCACGCCAAGCCTTATCATCGCCTGACATGCACTTAATCCACAGCTCAAACCCGCTGTGCTTAACCTTCGCCCCCATACCAAGCTTCTGAGCAACATAATCCAGCTTGTTAGACGGGAACCGAAACCGTTGCTTAGCGACACGCATCAAATCAATTTCCTTATGCGGAGACGGAGGCAGCATGTCGTTTTCAATAAACTCGCGGTACAAATGCTTCACATCAAAGCCCGCACTGTTCCAACCCACAACAGCATCAGCATCATCTAAAAGCTCATGTATAGCTTTAAGCATGTTGGCTTTACCATCGTGGTGGACTGAGCTAAAGTGGACTTTACGTTGCCCATACCAGCGGGCACCGAAACAGATAACTTCGGTAGAACTAACCAGTTGATTTATCGAAACGTTCTGATTCCATAGACCCCACACGTAAGCCAAGTTTGGCGACGTTTCAAGGTCTAACAAAAGTATCTTCATAAATGTCCTAACCGTCTGGACAATCTTAGCGTAAAAAGGAGCAAAAAATGGATAATGTCGAGTTTGTTGGTGGAGTAGCGTGTCCCGTAGACCCAATGGAAGCTCTTAATTGCGACAGCTGCCAGTAAAAAAGGCCCCCTCGGGGGCCTTTTTCATTTACTTACCGTCTATTGCTTTACCTTTATAGTTAGCAATAGAAGTCAGCAAAGACACAACACCAGCAAGCGCTGAAACGCTCACCACGTCAAGCCACGACACCTCAAGGATGCCTGCAACCTGCGAAGCAGTAATAACTGCCACAGCAGTTTGTGCCACGGTCTTAATGGCGCGTTCTGCGGAATAGGTTAGGTACTCAGTCATCATAACTCCTAGTAATGATTTTGATTTAGTGCTCTTTGTAACGCAGTAATTGTACCGCGTCCCCAAATGCCGTCAATTGGTCCAAGGTAGAAGTCTTGGTCTTTCAAACGCTTCTGTACACGTTTTTTGGTGTCTTTACCTAGCACACCGTCCATTGCTGCGTTAACGGAGCGTTGAATAGCTGTGTACGTGAGTTTTCCAGGGCGACCATCAATGATGCCTTCGTAACCCCAGTCACGCTTCAGGGTTTCCTGCCACTTACGCCATGTAGCCTTACCCAGTTTGCCGTCGACTTTCAGCACACTTGGCTTGGTGTCGACAGTTACTTCGCGGTCAATGAACGCTTGAGGGTCCTGCGTGTCTCCCCATTTGCGTGATTTGCGCAGCTCGAAGTGGAGGTGGGGGCCTGTGCTAGCACCAGTTGAGCCGCTGGTGTAGACCTTTGCCCCAGCAGCTATGCGGTCACCTTTGTTCCATGTAGTACGTTCTCTACCGTGGTAGTAGACGCTGTACAGGTTGGGGGCGTGTTTGATGATGACAACATGTCCTCCGCCTGAAGCGGAGTAGCCTACGTGGTCGACAATGCCGTCTGCGACACAAATCACATCAAATGTGCCTCCGAAGTCGACACCGTGGTGCATTTTGCCGAGTTCACCTGTGATGGGGTGTCGTCTGGGCCCGTAAGGGGAGGTTACGGGGCGTCCGGGTGCTGGGTTAAGGAGTCGCATTAGTTTGTTCTCACTCTTACGATAACAATACCGGAACCACCATCAGCACCAGTGCCGGTTGATTGGTTACAGCCACCACCGCCACCGCCAAGACCATCTGTTCCTGCTGTGGGAGTATTGCCACTTGAACCAGCGCCACCACCGCCTGTTCCACCAGAACCAGAAACGCCGTTACCTGCTCCGCCACCACCGCCACCGTATGTTACGGAAGAACCGGTGATTAAGTTAGCAATACCGTTACCGCCGTCACCGCCGGTATAGGGCGAAACGGGGTCGTGGTTGCCACCAACTGCCCCAGCCCCGCCACCACCACCGGCTGCTAAGAATCCGCCTGTGCCACCATCATTACCTTGACCAGATACTCCGATTCCGCCAGGTCCAGTTACAGCAAAGTTCGCGCCACCGGCACCACCACCGGAACCACCGGCTGAACCAGTGTTTGGATAATAGCTATTTGCGGTGTTAGTTTTGTTGGTCGCGGCAGCTCCACCACCACCGCCAACTGCAAAGTAATAATGTAGTTTGCTCGCTCCACCGCCTCTACCGGAAGAACCTGCTGTAGCCGTGCCGGAGCTGTAACCAAGACCGCCAGCGCCAACAACAACATCTAGTGAACCTGCTGGAATGTAAGCGTTTTCAATGTGGAGAACACCGCCTCCACCGCCCCCACCGCCGAAGTACATTCCACCGGCACCGCCTCCACCAACAAGCAGAACATCCGCATACCCACCACGAGTAACCGTCAAAGACCCAGACGAAGTGAACGACACATACTTGTAGTCGTACCCATCCGTATAAGTACCAGTAGCAGTGTTACTGAAGTTCGCTGGAACCTCAAGGGCACTACCCAACAACTGCCACCGAGAGTTCGTGTTATCCCAGTAATAGTTGTCGTAAATCTGCCCGTCAGTAGGGCTAGTAGGAAAATCAAGCGCCATTAGACCACATACCTCACTATTACTACACCGGAACCTCCGGCACCAGCTTCGTCATTATCAGTGGAACCTCCGCCACCAGCACCACATAAGTCTGTGCCAGCCGTCGGCGCGCTGTTGTCGTGACCACCGTTACCGCCTCCGCCGTAACCACCCTGGGCGGTATTGGTAGCACCGGCGACAGCGCCAGCACCGCCACCGGCTATGTACCAGACATCGGTTTGTAAATCACCAATAGTAGGCGCGGCAATAGCGTTAACATCTACAAGCCAATCGTTAAGTTTGACACCAATACCGCCACCGCCACCGTCATCGTTCCCGCCATCTACCCAGTACTCACCGGGAACAGCTCTCCAAGGGCTATCGCCACCGACGTTTCCTGGGGAACCGGCACCACCCCCACCGCCGCCGCGGTCATAATTTGTGCCAAATTCACCGTCGCCACCCCTATGTCCTTGTGGCCCACCATAACCAAAAACGCCACTATAAGCGGAATTCGGAGCGCCACCCGACCCTGAGTTCGTATCCGCTGAACGCCCTCCACCACCAGAGCCACCCCCCGCTACGGCGTTATTTTGACCACCGGCACCACCGCCACCACCCTTAGCGGTTACAACTCCCGCAATAATGGAGTCAGAGCCAAAATCTCCGTCTGTGTTATTAGCGGTCCCAGAAGCCCCGCCAGCTCCCACTGTTACCGAGTAAATGCCAGTCGAGAAAACTTTTGAGCCGACAACTAAACCACCGGCACCACCGCCACCGCCGCCGAAGGAAGCCCGCCCGCCAGCGCCACCGCCAGCGATAACAAGGTACTCGCAAAGTCCTTGCCCCGACACTGTAAGGTCAGCCGACCCAACAGTAGTAAAAATATGGTATTTGTAACCGCTTTGAGTGCCGGTAAAGTCTCCACCTGTCAAGTCAAGGGTGCCAAGTCCCCCAATTTTCCAAGTGCCTGTAGTGCTGTTATACACAAACCCGTTGTAATAATCACCGTTACTCGGTGAGTCAGGAAAATCTAACGCCACGACTAGACCTCCTCTACAGGCTCAGAAACAACCTCCGGCTCAGGCTCGACCACAATCGTAGACGGGTCCACAGGATACGGGTGAGCATCCTTCACAGCCTGCACAGCATCCAACCAATCCTGCTCCGTCACCTCGCCACGCTGGTAATCGAAGAACACAGGGTCAGACTCAGACTGGTAAGCAGCCTGGCGTGCCTTTTGCACAGCCTCATAAGCAACCTCGTACTCGACCTGAGCCCACACTGCCTCCAACTCGGCAAGGGTTGGGGCGTCACCGTCAGACAACCAGGTGAGCCCACTGTAAGAGTCACCGTTGAGAGTCCACTCAGCGTCAGGGTACCTACGGGTAAGAATCTTTGAAATATCCATTAGCCAGCCACCTCAATCAAAGTAATAGTAGAAATTGTCCTAGCTCTGGGAGCATCGTCAATGTCAGCGCCGGAACGATTTACGTAGAGGGTTTGTGAGCCGCTTGTAGAGTTGTGAATCTCAACACTATAAGTAATGCTAGAAGTAGTAGATGGTGAGTCCAAAAACTGTTTCATCGCATTAGCAATAGCGGTGTTATCCGAAGCATACGCTGGTGTCTGAGAGGCGGTGAGACTTGTCCTTGAACCAGCCGTATCGCCCACACCAACCGGAGAACCGTTTCTCAGTAAACGAAACGCCATATGACCGTCAGCGGTGCTGGCATTTCCATCTATCGCCACAAACACAAGAATCTTGGAAGAAGTAGAACGCGGTGTGATTGACGCCGTAAACCCTGTTACCGCTGTCAAACCACCAGCAGCAACACTCGCGCTAAAAGTGTCCGTCTTTGTCGTGGACACCACCTGCAAAATCCCACCAGACCGCGACACCGCACCAATCCAAGACGAAGAACCCCCACCAGGGTCAGTGTAATAAACATACATAGACCCATCAGTGTCATCCAACCACAATTGCCCCTCATAACCTGTAGGTGCTGTGGACTGGACGGCTACCGAAGGACCAGCAGCCGAAACCCACTGCTGAGACGACCCATCATCGTAGTAAAGGTACATCTCGCCGTCATCAGAATCCCACCACAAGTCACCGGCAGAAGGCGAAGCCGGTGCTGTAGAAGAAATCGTGACACCGCCACCACCGCCTCCGGCTGGCTGCCAAGCGGAACCGTCCCACACAAGAGACAAACCAGTGTCTGTTTCGTAAATTACCTGACCGCTCCACGGGGAACCGGGTCGGGTAGAAGATGTACAAATTGTAAAGCCTGCTGCTGAATCAATGAGGTCAGCGTTGGTATTAAGGTCTGCTACATCGACAACATCGGTATAGTCTGGCTTTGTCAGACCAAGTTTTGTGGTACTGGTGGCCATATGTTACTCCAAGGTTTTTTGCTGGTTCATGCTAGTCAAAGTACCAGCATACATCGAAACATCCGAGAGGATTGCTTCACGTGTCTTCACGTCCTTGACATGTTTAATTATAGCCTCAACAACTTTCAAAACAATAGTGCGAGCATCTTCCAAGTGTTGTTGTTGCGGATTCCATTCACCCGTCATCGCAAACACTAATTCGATGGCTCGCTGGTCTCCGGCTTCCGCGTTACCGATAAGTCGTTGCCGGATGGCGGGCAGGGCCTCAGCGTAGTTGGCTTTGGTGTGTTGGTTATATAACTCGTTATATAAGGGTTGTTTGAGCCATGCTTGGAACCGTGCCATGGGCACGCCCAGGTCTTTGAGTTTGCTGGCGAGGCCGCGCCTGTCGAATGGGTCAGCCAGTTTGAGGAGCACGGTTTGTTGTTCCATGCTGAGCCCGTCTTTGGGGTCCCACTGTATGCCCCGGTGGTGAAGAGCCTCTCGAAATTCTAGCGTACCAAATATGCCGCTGATTACTTTCTTCGTCAGTTTTGGCCACAGCTTGTGAACGTCATCGACAGAAGGGAGCATGCCATGCCTCAGGTACGCGGTGTGGAACGCTGCAAGCGTCCCGCGAAACGCGGTATCCGTAAACCCCTCCGGGGTGGCAATGTTTTTCGTGGTGCCATCCGGTAGGTGGACAGCGACACCGCCCTCAAACTGTTCGAATTCGTCCACGCTACTTAATGCCCTCGTTAATTTCGACAGCAATCT